CTGGACCTACACACACGACGCAGGGTACCCGGATTCAAACTGTACCACTACCGGTAGTGGACTAGCCTTGACCTAACCTAGCTAGGGGACGTATCGTTCGGGGCCTATTTGCATAGCCCAGAGGGATTGTCCGTGACTGAGGTACTGCTCGTGGCGCCGGCATCGTTGTAATGGGTCGTCCCACGAAATACGACCCCGCTTGTTGCGCGCGGGTAGTCGAGATGGGACGCGACGGGTTGGGTCGCGCCGAGATCGCCGCGGAACTCGATATCTGTTTCAAGACGTTGTACAACTGGGAAGCAGCGTATCCAGAGTTTCTACAGGCCACTACACGCGCGAGACAGTTAGCGCAGGGTTGGTGGGAAGCTCAGGGCCGGAAAGGCATATGGTCGCGCGACTTCAATGCAGCCGCCTACCGGCTCCAGGTCATGAACCGGTTCCGCGACGATTGGCACGACAAGCAGTCGCTCGAACATACGGGCAAAGACGGCGGACCGATCGACATGCGCGAGCTATCGGACGAGGAATTGCGGGAACGCACAAAGCAAATCACGAACCGTCTCGCGGCGTTGGTCGGGAAGAATTAGCTCTGTGCTCGCCATCCTGCTTGCCATGACGATGGCCGCGCCATCTTCGCTTGTCGCTGCCGCCGCCGCCGATCTAGCACAACTAGAGGCGATCACCTGGGAGCGGGAACGGCGTGGGCTGATACCGCCGGATTTCGGGGGCTGGCTCGAGCGTGCACGTCCGGATCTGAAATGGAACGCGCCGCATTTCCGGGTCATGCAACGCGCGCTCAACGCGGTCACGAGCGGCGAAGCGTTGCGTGTGATCTTCCAGGTACCGATCCGGCACGCCAAGACAGAGCACAACACGATCAGCTACAACGCGTATCGGCTCGAACTCGACCCGACGACGCGCTTGCTTGTGATCTCGCATAACCAGCAACTCGCGCTGAAATTCAGTCGCGCGATCCGTCGGCTTGCGATCTCGCGTGACGTCCGCATGTCGCCGGACCGCAACACTGCCAGCGAATGGGAGACACTCGAAGGTGGCGGCGTGACCGCGCTCGGGATCGGGTCGGGTACAGCATCACTCAACGCCGATGTTATCACGATCGACGATCCGATCGGCAAGCGCGCTGACGCCGAAAGCGAGGCGACACGTGGCGCGATCTGGGACGCGCTGACCGATGACGTGCTCGCACGGGCCGAGCCCGGTACCGCTGTACTGCTCACGATGAGCCGTTGGCATATGGACGATCCGGTCGGGCGCATCCTCGACGGTCGAGCGGGTGGCGAGTGGCAACTGATCGCGTTACCGGCACGTGCCGAGGAAAACGACCCGCTCGGGCGCGCGGTCGGTGCGCCGCTATGGGACGCGGAGCGCAATGACGAATGGCTGTCGGCGAAACTCGCCGAGCTCGGTTCCTATGGATTCGCGTCGCTACTACAGGGTAGGCCCTCGCCACGCGGCGGTGGCATGTTCCAATGGGACTGGTGGCAGCTCATGGACGCTGTACCGTCTACGGGCCAGATGATACGCTACTGGGACATGGCAGGCACCGACACGACCGGCGCCAACGACCCGGACTATACGGTCGGCTCGCTCGGCTGTCGGCTAGACGATGGCCGCACCGCGATCGTCGACATCGCACGGTTCCGTCTTTCGGTTGCCGCACGGGACGCGAAGATCGTCGAGACCGCACGTGATGATCGCGCACGCTACGGTGGCCGTGTTAAGTGGTGGTTCGAGGCCGAGGCCGGTATCGCTGGCAAGGAACGTACCGAGAACATCATGCGGCAAGTGCAGAACGTCGGGCTCGCATGCTATTCCGAACGACCGACCGGCTCGAAGGAGATCCGCGCGGAGCCGCTCGCATCGAAAGCCGAGGCCGGCAACGTCACGCTCTGTCCTGGCGTATGGCGTGATCCATTCCGGCTCGAGGCCGCACAGTTCCCTACCGGCGCGCATGACGATCAGGTCGACGCAGCGGTCGGTATGGACGCGAAATTGTCGATACCGGCTACGCAGTTCGTGCGTATCCCATCACCGTGGGGCGCGTAAATGGCAGAATATTCGGCGGGCATCAAAGACGCGGCTAGACGGCAAGAGAATCGCGTGATCTATGGCGCGGCGGACCAGAAAGACGTTGACTCGCCGGCATATGAATGCCCGAGCTATCTACGGCAACGTGATGACGTCGATCTAATGGTTGCCGTAGCGGGTGGCACCAAGACGATGCGGCTCGAAAAAGAAACGTTCTTGCCGAAGCATCCGATGGAGCAAGAGATCCGTTACGACAAACGGCTAGGCATCGCTGTCGCGTTCAACGCGCTCGGTCGCACGATCCGCGGCCTGACCGGCATGATCTTCAGGCGCAGCCCCGTGCTGTCAGATGACATGGACACCGCGATCGCTGAGGCGACGGACAACATCGACCAGCGCGGGCACGATCTGGCTGTCTTCTGGCGGCATGTCGCCGAGTCAGCGCTCCGTGATGGACATACGTGGGTCCATATCGAGGCCCCGAAAAGCGGCGAAGCACGCACGAAAGCCGAAGCGAAACGCAAAAACGTGCGCCCGTACTGGGTCCACGTGAACAAAGCGCAAGCGATCAATTGGCGTGTGTCGTTACGTGACGGCCAGCCGATGCTCACGTTGTTCGTGTACCACGAAGGCGGCACAGAACCCGATGGGCTGTTCGGTCAACGAACGTTACGTCGTATCCGGGTGCTACGTGAGATCTCACCTGGCACGGTACGTGGCGAGCTCTGGCAGTTCGATGACGGCGATGACGGTAAGCGCTGGGTCAAGATCGAGGATTATCCTATCGCCGCCTCGCGTGTGCCGGTCGTGTTCGTGCCGGCCGAGCCGAGCACGTCGTTCGAGACGGATCCACCGCTACGTGACCTCGCCTACGAGCAGGTCGAACACTATCGTGTGCGTTCCGAGCGGCAGATGTCGATGACGTTCTCGTCCATCGCCGTGCCGTACCTGTTCGGTGAGGGCGTGGTCGATCACGACGGCAACGTGCAAGTGCGTTGGGGCCCAGACAACATGCTCGGGCTCAACGACCCGGACGCGAAAGCCGGGTTCATGGAAGCGGACGGTAACGGCCTGACGGCGACGAAGGAAGAGCTCAACGAGATCGAAGCGCGCATGGCAGCGCTCGGCCTACAGATGCTTGTGCGTCGTGGCGGGCCCGGTGTATCTGATAATAGCCGCACGACCGCGACATCGGACATCATGCGCAAGTCCGAGTCCGACGCGTCGCTTGTGTTGTTCGCTAACGCGCTCGAAGCGGCCGCTAACGAAGCGCTCGAAGTCATGGCGTCCTATAGCAGCGCAGCGCCTAAGCCTGGCACCATCACGATCAACCGCGATTTCCACGCGCAACTCATCGACCCGGCGCTGCTCAAGCATCTGTTGGAGATGGTCGCGTCCGACCAGCTCAGCCTAGAAACGCTATGGTCGCTATTGATCGAGGGCGAGGTGTTGCCGGAAGATTTCGAGCCGACCGAAGAGCGTGACCGCATCGCCGCCGAGGTCGCCGACAGGCTCGCCGAGACCGAGCGCATGATGGATCGCGAGCCGACGCAACGCTTCGTGATCGAGCGCGACGAGAACGGCTCCATGATCGGAGCACGTACCGGATGATCCGGCATACCGTACCCGCCCAGGCGCGGCTCGATTTCTTCAACGGCGTACACCAGCCTACACACGAGTATCGGCTCGCGCTCTATGGGCCTGACGCCGCGCTCGGTGAAGGCACACCCGGCTATACAGCCGATGGCGAGGTCGGCGGGCTCGGTTACGATGCTGGCGGCCAGGCGCTAACAGATCGTGTGGCCGAACTCATGGACGACGGCAACGCGTTCGTGGCGTTCGGCAACCCGACGTGGCCGACCGCAACGATCAGCGCACGCGGTGCGATGATCTACAATGCATCGGTCGCCGGCCAGCCAGCGCTCGCTATCCTCGATTTCGGCGAGACAGTCACAAGCACCAATGGCCCGTTCACCGTCTCGTTGCCGGAGCGGCTCATCACGGCCCGGCTAGAACAAGAGGAGGAGGGGGCCTGAGCTAAATGGCGATCAGCGTATCTGGCCTAGATGTCCACACCCAAGAGGGTAGCGGCACGTGGCTCGATTGGGTGTCTGGTCCGGGGTCAGCCTCCACGACGGCCACGTTCCTGTCGGGCGCATCATCGCGCGGTCGGAAGTTTACCGGCTACAAGGGCATGGGCTTCGAGATCAACGCGAGCGGTGAGTCGGTCGAGAACTCGATCATCCTCGTGCGCTTCCTCGTGAACGGTGGGCTCGGCGATACGATGGCTGCGGGCGGTGCCGGCATCCGCGTCCAGGACACCTCAGGCAACACGAGCAGGTGGTACGTCGCGGGCTCCGATACTTACAAAGGCGGCTGGTTCGAGGCCGTAATCGACACGGCCAACGCACCGTCCACGACCGGTGGTACCGCCGCCAGCCTGTCGGCCGTCCGGTATGTCGGCATCTACCTTAACGCTGCCGCCTCGTCGGGTGGTGACCCGAACGTCTATGTGGACGAAGTCCTGACGATGCCGAACACCGGGCTCACGCTCGCCGGTAACACGACGAACCTCGTGTCGGAGTTAGCGACCTGGGACGAGACGTCGCTGTACGGGGTGGCCACGCGTCGCGCGGGCGTCGTGTTCTCGAAAGCGGCGCTCATTCTGTCGCCTGACGCGTCCGACCACGCGAGTACCGACGAGATCATCGTGTTCGAGGAGCCGGTCTATGTCGACGCGAGCGCCAACATCGACTCGGCCCTGACACTTCAAGGTATGTCGTCTGCCGATTCCGACACGATCACGTTTACGCGGCTGGCCGCGATCTGCGCGAACAACGCAGACATCACCGGCACGCACGCCGACAAGCGGCTCGACCTAGCATCCGCGACCGACATCGCCGCCGTCAACTCGCGGTTCCGGGGCTTCAACGGCACCGTGATGGCGCTCGGCGGGTCGGGCAACGACTACACGGGCTGCGTGTTCACGGCTTGTGCACAGGTCACCGATACGGGCGCGGTCCTCCGCGACTGCGTGTTCCGTAACTCATCTGATACCGCGGGCTCCTACCTGTGGGTCAATGGCCAGTCTGACGTTCAGGACTCGGCGTTCGATGTCGCGAGCGGTGGCCACGGCATCGAGCACGATACAATCGAGAGCGTCTACACTGGCACAGCCGACGATCCGGGCAGCAGCACGACGGTGCTTTTCGATGCGGGCGCGACGTTCACGGGCGGCGCCGTCAACGTAGGTGAGTACATCTACAACGAGGCCGACGCTTGCTACGCTAAGATCGTGTCTATCGACGACGCGAACACGCTGACACATGAAGCGCTGCAAGGCGGGACCGCGAACGACTGGGCGAACGGCGACGCGTACTCGATCTCGCCGGCCCAGACGTACACTGACCTGACGTTCACGGGCGCTGGCACACATGTAAACAACACCGCGACCGGCTCCGACGGGCTGTTCGTCTCGAAAAGCGGGACGTCGAACCCATCGACCGCGACCGGCAACGTCGAGTTTATCGGCTCGGTCCCGCTCACGATTACCGTCAAAGACGTTGCTGGCGATCCGATCGCGACCGCACATACCGGCGTGTTCCTGGTGTCGGACGATTCCGAGATCATCAACGGCGACACGAACGGTAGCGGTGAGATAACAGGCTCATTCACTGGCTCGACGCCAGCCGACGCGAAGGTGTGGGTCCGCAAAGCGAGTAGTGGCGACACGCGATACAGGAATTATTCTTCCGTGCAGGAGATTGGCTCTTCCGGCCTCACGCTGATCGTGACGCTAGCACAGGACCCCAACAACAACGCTACCTCATAAGGGACTAGGACATCATGGCTGACACGACCATCCTCAATGGCGACGTTGGGGTCACCTGGTTCGACAACAATCGACAAAAGCGGTTAGAGTGGATCGGTGGAACGAACAACTTCTACACGATGAACCAGTTGTACTCGGCCATGCAGACGTTGCAGGACGAGACGGACACGATCGATGATGGCACCGCGTTTTTCGCGGATACGCCGACCGAGTACAAGATCGGTAAGATCGATCAGGGCGACCCGGATCCGTGGTACACGACGTTCGAGTTGCTGGAACACCTCCAGGGCGGCTCGCTGTATACGACCGGCTGGGCGCGCGTCGAGGGCACGAATACCGGCATCATCTGCGTGCAGGTCGATTCTGGCGGCACGATCGTCAAGGCCGACGAAGGGCTCGACATCACGCACTCGGATGGTGACGCGGGCACGTTGCTCGAATTCATCGACACGGGTGGCGCGGTCGACTACTGCATTATCCGGCCAGACAGCAACGCGAGCGGCGACTCGTTCGACGCTGCCACGTCCGACACATTGACCTGTAACGGCCACACGGCCGACGTGCTGGAAACGGACGGTGTCGCCACGACCGGCGAGATGGTGTGGGCGAACATCTATACCATCGGCACGGTCGAAGACGACGTGCACATGTACATCTATCAGGGCACGGCGCTGACGACCGACTCACGCGACCGTCTGTATTCGTGGAACGACAACACGGTCGATTGGTGGGGTAACGGCCACATCGACGTGTGCGCAGCGCTCAGGGACATTACGGCGGCGACATGGGCGACGGTGGACGACGGTTATCTCCGAGTCTACGCACGTAAGGGCGGCGACCTACGTGCCTCGTTCGAGGTCGCGAATTCCACGACGTCCGGTGGTCGTAATCCGGTGCCGCTTCAGACCGAGGTCGATTCGGCGCAAGAGCATGGCACCCAGAAAATATCGTTTTCGGGTGCGGTGTCTGGTGGACCGTTTACGGACGGCGAGATCATCGTGGACCAGACGACAGGCGGAAGGGGTCGCCTCGATCTTGGCAACTCGACTGTCACGAGTGGCGGCGAGCTCGTCTATTTCCCGATCGCGGACGACGCGGTCGGTGGTACGATCACCGCGATGGGCTCTGGCAACACGGTCCAAGGCGATACGTCGAACGCGAGTGTTACCACAGACGGCTCGCCAGCCGACGACGGGCCCGCGGATGCCGCGTGGTTCAGCGGCTCGGGCGAACCCACGTTGTCGTTCACCGCGACGACGGCCGATATCGACAACGACACGACCGACGAATACTACGGTATCGTCATCGACTGCAACCAGAACCGACTCAGTGAAGTCATCCAGTGGGCGCAGTATATCGTCGGCTATGGCCAGGGCGCGGGCGGTGTAGTCGAGACCGCCGAGACTGGCGTCAACGGTGAAGAGTACAACGGCGCTACCGCTAGCTTCACCTACACGGGCGGTACGACTCCCGCCAACATCGTCGAGGGCGAGTCTGTCACGCAGCCCGCGACCGGCGCGACGGGTGTGGTCCTGTCACACGACTCCACCAATATGGTCGTACTGCTGCGGTCGGCGCGCGGCACGTTCAACAACACGACGATCGACGCCGACGACGATTCCTCGACGTTCACGGGCGTGACGGCATCGAATTTCGCCGCCAAGACCGCGTCACCGTTCGGTACGTTCTCGGGTGGCAATTTCTTCGGCGCGCGTGGCGTCCTCGTCATCGACTATCATGCGGACGACACAAACGCGTTTACGTTGACGTCTGTCAACGGCGGTACCTACACACGGCCGACCTCTCTGACGTTCACCGTCACCAACCTCCAGGGTTCGTCCGCGCTCACGTCGGACGAGGACGATAAGGTCTCGTGGTTCCAACTGACCGGCTCAGGCGGTGGTATCGACAAGGACATGTTCAGTGGGGTCGCTGGCACCCCGTCTGCCGGTGACGCGACCTTCGACGTGGCGAGCACGATTGAATATGTGCCAGACGCCGGGACTGTCGTAATCGTTCAGAACCCTGGCTCTGCGACGGCGATCGAGTATCCGATCCGTTACACGAGCTGGACCGGCACGACGTTCACGCTCGCTAACTTCGCGGCGTTTACCGCAACCGCGACCACGACCGCAACGCAAGTCACCTACGCGACTGGCGGCTTCAATGCGGCGGTCAAGCGAGGTGATTTGGTTTACAATTCCAGCGTTGGCGCGGTCGGCTACGTCGCCACCGTCGATTCAGACACGCAACTGACGCTGCAAGGTGCTGGCATCCCAGGCCAGACCGATACCGACACCATCGAGATCAATTGCGTGCCGGCGAACCTGGATACGGGCGATGATGTCTACGTGCCATACATCCACAAGATCGCGGAAAGCGCCAGCGAAGCGACGAGCTTTATTGATCCGACGACGCAGATTTTCTATCGCGTCACCGTCCGTAACACCCGCAACACCACGACCAAGATCAAGCCGTTTAGCACTACCGGTAACACGACCAGCGCGAACGCTTCGGTTCAGGTCACGAGGACGGAAGACGGGATCATTACCTAAACCCAAGGCATAGGGTGTTCACTACTGACGGCTTGAGCCGCGAGATCGAGAAGTGTCACCAGAACATCACGCTGTTCGAGAAAGCGGCTAACGAGGAGCGCGCGAAGATCGAAGAGTATAAGGTGATGATCGAGCATCTCAGGGAGAAGAACGATGCGCTCGAGGCTGCGGCCAGCAGGATCCACATAGTCACGGAGTGACCCGGTGGCCGTCAACATCACGGTGCATCCGCTGTATAGTCCACGCATCATCGAGGTGGATTATCCGCAGACGGAAGTGACCATCCAGGACCTACACGATGCTTGTCGGGCATGGGAAGACGAGACAGACAACCAGCAATGGGACCACCTGATATCGACTGACGGCAAGCAGCCACTAGGTGGTAGCGTGACTGTCGGCTTGACGGCCGAGCTCAACAACGCGCAGGTCTATTTCCCGTCGCGCTCGACGCCGCTCGACAACACGCAAACATGTACGACCGGCGACCCGACCGGGATGGTGCTGTACAGCGTCGGCAGCACGTTCGAAGCCGATGGGCTGGTGCGCGGAGATATGGTGTTCAACGCCACGACGGGCGCGTTGGCGACGATCTTGGTCGTGGACGGCGAGGAACAGCTCACGCACTTGGTATTGACGGGCGGCAGTCGCAACGACTGGCAGGTCGGCGACGAGGTGTGGACGTACAACAACGAGCAATGCTCTGTCAGCGGTGGTAACCTCACGGCGGTAGACGAGAACGGCGACCCGCTCGCTGCGATCTTGCCGTCCGCGATGGCGCAGGTCGTTAGGACGGCTTCGTCGTCTGCGACCCTCGCGGAGTTGGCGGACCTCCAGTACGCTTCCTTCAACGGTGGCGTGACGGTCGATCTCGTGAACGGAACCGCTGGCACGACTTATCCTACGGGCACGCCACGTCAGCCGGTGGACAATTTCACTGACGCAATCACCATCGCGAACGCACGTGGTTTCGGTACGCTCTTCATAGTCGGCGACGCGACAATCGACACCGGCCTCGATTTCACCGGCATGGTGTTCATCGGCGAGTCGAAAACCAAGAGCGTGCTCACGGTTGACGCCGCGGCGAACGTGACCCGCAGCGAATTCGTTGACGCTACCGTCACGGGCACACTCGACGGTGAAGCGAAACTGCTGGACTGCGTCATCCAGACACTCAACTTCATCAACGGCTTCGTCGAACAATGCGTATTAGAGGGGACAATCACGCTCGGGGGCAGCGAAGAAGCCCATTTCCTCGACTGCTGGAGCGGCGTACCGGGCGCGGGCACGCCAACAATCGACATGGGCGGGTCAGGCCAGGCGCTGGCCCTGCGGAACTACAACGGCGGCATCAAGCTCACGAACAAGAACGGCTCGGACGCGGTGAGCGTCGACCTGAATTCGGGTCAGGTCATCCTGGACTCGGCGACATTCGCGGGCACGGGCACGATCATAGTTAGAGGTGTCGGCAAGCTGGTCGACGAGAACGGTGTTGCCATATCGACCGGCACATGGAACGGCACGGTCGATGTCGTAAACGAGATCACGAACGCGGAGCAGATCGCTGACGCCACGTTCGCCAAGTCCGTTAGCGATGGCTTCGATCTATCGGAAGCGTTGCGTGTGTTCGCGTCCGTGTGGGCCGGTAACCTGGTCCGCTCAGGCGACACATATTCGTATCGCTCGCCTGTCGATCCCGACCGTGTGCGCGTGACCGGTACGGTCGACGCACAAGGCAACCGCACTGTGACGTTAGTCGATCTTGACCCATGAGTTGGGGGGCCGGCTGGATGGTGGGTTGGGATGCTGGCTGGATGGGTGGCGTAGAAACAGCCGAACCGACGCCGCAACCGACAGGCGGTGGCGCGGCCTATTTCGAGCCCGACTACAGCGTCCGCAAACAGATCGTCGGTGCGGTTGCAACGCCGCACGGGCTGGTGCTACGGCTCGCTGTCGGTCGGGCGCACGCAACTGGTGGCGTCGTCCCCCCGGCAGCTGTCATCGTGCCCGCGCTCGACGGGCTCGTCTGGCAGCCGACGCCGTCACCTATCCGCGGCGCGCTTGCCGAACCTGCGGCGCTCGCGCTCGGCTTCGATGTCGGACCCGTGCGTGTGGTCGCGACCGGCAGAGCGGCGGCACGCGAGATCAGGGTGGCGCTCGCGCTCGAACGTGCCCAAGCAGCTGGTGGCGCGCACGTCGAGGCGCTGGCGCATGATCTGGCATGGACGCTCGGACTTAGCGGCCAGGAAGCCGCTGCACTCGCTAGGACCGATCCACTTAGATTCCGGTTGCATGTCAATCGTGCGCTCGCGCGTGGCGTCCAAAACCCGAGCGACGAGGAAATGTTCTTGCTGATGCTAGGAGTGTTCGGTGCAAGCGCTGATTGAGCGGCTGCTCTTCCTGCAACAGTACGGGAACGCGCTCGATCTCGACGTGCGTGTGCTGGTATCGTCGCTGTTCAGCCGGATAGAGGCCGATCTCCGTGCTCGTGACCCGACGATCGTGACCAGACGCTATCGCCTAGGGCGTAGGGATCAGTTCATGGCGCGGCTACGGTTGCGGATACGTAACTGGCTACCACGTTTTACAAGCAACATCAAAGACCGCCTGGCCACGCTCGGCAGACTGGAAGGGTTGCGAGCCTATGACACGCTCGTCGCGACGCTCGGTACGGTCGACGACGCGCTGGACGTGCGCTACACGCCGATCACGGAGTCCAGGATGCGCGCTATCCTGAACACCGAACCGTTCCAGGGTCGGGTGCTCGCCGATCACGGCAAACGGCTCGGCACCAACATCGTCGACCGCGTCAGTGTACAAGTCCGGCTCGGCATGGTCCGCGAGGAGTCGATCGACGACATCGTGCGCCGCATACGTGGTACCAAAGCCGGTAACGGTTACCGGGGTGGCGTGATGCAAACGACGACGCGCGACGCGCAGGCGCTCGTACGGACAGCGGTCGGCTATGCCTCGAATCGCGGGCAACTTGACACGTTTCACGCGAACGCTGATATACTGGATGGTGTGCGCTATCTCGCCACGCTCGACGATCGTACGACCGATATCTGCTTGTCACTGGACGGTGAGGAATGGGACTTGGACGATCCCGCAATCGTCGTGCCCGGTAGGGACACACACTACGGTTGTCGCTCGGTGCTCACGCCGATCATCGCTTGGCAACGACTCGGGCTACCAGAACCGCCTATACCGGACCGGATGGCCCGCGACCTATCGACCGTGAGCGACGCCGACCTCGAGCGTCGCATCAGCGCACGTCGTCGGTCGGGCTCGCTCGGTAAGGTCACGCGCGTCCCGTCCGGTCAGGTCGCCTCGGAATGGTTCCGCCGGCAGCGACCGGCTGTTCAGAATCATATGGTCGGCAAAGGTCGTGCCGACTTGTTCCGTCGCGGCGAGATCACACTGAAAGACCTTATCACTCGCGACATGCGCAGCGTCTCGCTCGACGCGCTCCGCAACTAGGGGAGGCGCCGTGCCACGCAAGCTACAAGTACTGATAGAGGTCGATCTCATGACACAGGAAGTGACGTGTATGGCGCCGATGAACCATCCTGGTATTGTCGTCAAGATGTTAGGCGACGCCATGCGCATCATCGGCGATCAGATCGCGAGCGACCAGCGCGAGGCAGCTAAGGACGTGATCCCGCTGATAGATCCATATACCGGAGGCCGTATCCAGTGAAGGACGTGTTGTACGCTGAAGCCGACGCGATCAGGCGCGCAGCCGACATGCTCGACGAACGCACGTTCGCCGACGCGGTCGACTTTCTCGACGCATCGCAGCGCGTGCACGTCGCTGGTATCGGCAAGTCCGGCTGCATCGCTCGCAAGATCGCCGGCCATCTCGCGTCCTACGGCAAGCAAGCGTATTTCCTTGATCCCGTGAACGCGATGCACGGCGACCTGGGCGCTATCGACGAACGTGATGGTGTTGTGCTGATCTCACGGTCCGGGCAATGCCTGGAAATGATCGTGCTCGCCGGCCAACTCAGCCATCATGGGCCCTGCTCACGTATGCTCGGGCTCACCACGCCCGGCTCGGCGGTCGCCCGCTATTGTGATGTCGTGCTCGATTGTTCGGTCGAACGCGAGGCATGCCCGCTCGGGCTCGCGCCTACATGTTCGACCGCCGTAGCGTTAGCGATGGGCGACGCGTTGGCTGTCGCTGTCGCGGGCCGTATGGAAGTCACAACGGACGGGTTCAGGGCCGTACATCCTGCTGGCGTGTTGGGGTTATAGCCGTGCGCGCGCTGACATCGAAGCAGCTCGCCAAAGAACGGCGCGCCTATGAGCGTCGCCAACGCAAGCGCAAACAGGCCACAGACGCCGAGTACGTCAACCGCTCACGGTTCCGCGAGTTCGCGGTAGGCAAGACCGTGCGTCGGTCGCAACTCAGCGACGAAAGCGATTACCTGCCACCTGATTCGGTCTAATGCGAATCGCGTGCGTGCTCCGCTCCGGTGGCATCTACACACCTGAGTGGGTGGCCGCGCTGGTGGCTGGGATACGTGAGCATTCGCCAGCGCTCGCTAAGGCGGTTGTCTGCCTGACCGATATGGACGTCGATGTGCCGGGCGTGAAAGTTGTCCCGTTGGCGCATGATTGGCCGGGCTGGTGGGCGAAACTGGAACTGTTCCGACGTTTCGTGGTCACGACCGACGAGCAACTTGTGCTCTACTTGGACCTCGATACCGTCGTGATGGGCGCGCTCGAGCCGTTCGCCAGCTATCAGGGCGGGTTCGCGATGCTGTCGGACTTCTACCAGCCCGAGATCCCAGCGTCGGGTGTGCTCCTCTTTCGGGCCGGCCATTTGGCCGAGCGGTTGTACCGGATCGTGAGCGAAGATCCCGCGAAAGCGATCACAAGTGGGCGTCGCTCCGATTACTGGTACGCGCGGCACATCCTACCTGACCGGTTACAGGAGCTCTACCCTGGGAAGATCGTGAGTCTCAAGGTGCACTGCCGTAGCGGGCAGCGTCCAGCACCGGACGGTGCTGCACTTGTCTGTGGGCACGGCAAACCACATCTCGATAAGCCGACAGCTGGCTGGGCGCATCAAGTCTGGCGCGAGCGGGTCGCATGAAGATCGTAACCGGTGTCGGGCGGTCTGGCAGCCAATGGCTGGCCGGCGTGCTCGGCCGGTTCTTCGACGCACGCCACGAACCCGACACGCTAGGCGGTGACATCGTCGTCGACAGCCGGCTCAGGGTCCATGTGCCGGCGTTACGCGACGCTCATGAATTGACGCACCTTGTACGTGACGGCCGCGACGTCGTGCGATCAGCGGTTGGTAGGCACCCAGAATGGACGTTCGAGGACGCGTGCCGTGTCTGGGCTGATGGCGTCGATATGTGCGAGGGGCTGCCTACGGTCCAGCTTAAGGACCTGTTACGTGCCGTCGATCGGACGCCACGCTATGCGCTCCCGCATTGGCGCGAGTGGACCGACGAGCAAGCGGCCACGTTTTGGGCGATCTGCGGTGACCAGATGCGTCGGCACGGTTACGAGCGATGAGGACCGTGCTACCGTGGCGTGGCGAGTTCGGCCTCGGTATCCGCTACCATGTGCCCACGACCTACGCGCTCGACGGGCCCTATCGTGTACTTATCGAACCTGGCATGGAAGCGCTGTATCCGGGCGCTGCGGAACACATCGAGGTACCGCGCCGTCACGACGACGCACGTGCTGGTGACCCGTACCGTACAGACGGCACGTTTCTCGCAGCGATGCGAGCGGAATGGGGCGAGTGCGTCGCGCCCAAAAAAGGCGACACCGAACGTCGGTTCGTCCCGCAGCCGTTCGTGCGGCAAGCCGTCGGCGACGTCGATATCGTCGTATGTCCACGCGGTCGACGGTACGGCGCATCGAAGAATTGGCCACATTGGGACGAGCTCGTGGAGTGGCTCGGTGGTAAGGGTTTCAGCGTCTTCGCGGCCGGCGCGCCCGATTCGTCCCAACGCGTCGATAGCCGCTGCGCCTGGACCTATAGCCGCTTCCTGGACGCGTCGATCGAGGCGATGCTACGCGCTCGGCTCGTGATCGCTACCGACGCCGGGCTCGCGCATCTCGCGGTGTTGTGTGGACGACCACTGTTGCTTATCACATGCAACGGGTTGGTGGCGCCGGGGCCTGTCACGGATGAGCATGGCCACGTGTTCCGGCCAGCTTACTGGCCCGTCAAGCGTGGCGAATACTATGACGCGGCGAACCACCAGCGCTCGCCGCTCGTGATATGGCCGCACTGGGACCAGGTACTAGGCCTAGCCGATGAGGTGGTCCAATATATGCGCGCTGCGGTATGAAGATCATAGCCTGCTACTCGCGCGGCACGTCCTACGAGCGCGAAGCGCAGATCCTACGTGCGTCGCTTGACCGGGCTGGCATGCGCGCGCATTACATCATCGGCTTCGACGATCGCGGCGACTGGTATCGCAATACATCGTACAAGGCCCAGTTCATCGCTGACATGCGTGCGAGCATGCGCGGACCGTTGCTCTACCTGGATGTCGACGCGTTCGTGCACGAGAACTGTACGCTCTACTTCCAGAAGCTTGCGTTGCGTGGCTACGATTTCGGTGCCCATTTCTTCGCTGGTCCACGCAAGGGTCACGATTTTCGGCGATCATGCCGGTGCCTGCGTGGCGAGCCATGCACCCGCGATCATTGGATGCTATCGGGTACGTTGTTTCTCAACGACACCGAACCATGTCAGCGGCTCGTGCGCACGTGGGCAGCGATGAACGACGTACTACAATCGGCTGGCCTCACAACCGGCGGCGGTCAGAAAAACCTATGGTTCCTGACGACCTGCATGGACGACCTGAAGGTCCAACGCTTGCCGGGTCGCTATACCTACGTGTTCGACAAAGCGAAAGGCTACCCGAAAGATGAGCCATGCATCATAGAGCATACCATCGCGAGCCGCGAGAACCGGGGCTCTAGCAAGGGCCGCACAAACAGAGCGCGCACCGAGCGTATCGAAGAATTGCGCGAGCTGGTAATGGTATGACGATCCTTGTAACTGGCTCGGCCGGGTTCATCGGATCGCATGTCGTGCGTGCGTTGCAAGCGGCAGGCCATAGCGTCTGCCCGGTCGATCCGCGTGATTCGGACACCTGGCCGTATCTGCCGCTCGACAGCTTCGAGCCGGCGGCTGTCGTGCATCTCGGCGCGATCACCGACACGACCGTCGAGGATTCCGAGGCGCTATACGCGACGAACGTCGATCTACCGCAGCGGCTATGGGACTGGTGCACCGAACACGGTAAGCCACTCGTCTACGCGTCGTCCGCCGCGGTGTACGGGCGCGGGCTACGTGGGTTCCACGAATGTGCGCCGCTCGATCCACTGAACCCGTATGCGCATTCGAAGGCGACGTTCGACCGGCTGGCGACGTGGTCACGTGCCACGCCACCGACGTGGGCGGGTTTGCGCTTTTTCAACGTCTACGGGCCAGGCGAACAGCATAAGGGCCGGATGGCGTCGATGGTGTCGCAGGCGTTCTACGCGGCCGAGCGTCACGATCCGCTGAACCTGTTCAAATGGGGCGGTCAGCGCAGAGACTTCGTGTACGTCGACGACGTGGTCCGTGTCATTCTCTGGGCGCTCGACGCGGACGTGCACGGGCTCTACAATGTAGGTACCGGCCATGCGGCATCGTTCGCGAGCATGTTGGGCGCGGTCCAGCGGGTGCGGCCATGGCTGCCCGTCGAATGGGTGACGATGCCGAACCATCTGACGCGCCGGTTCCAGAACCATACCGAAGCCGACCTAACGCGATTGCGTGCGGCCGGCTACGATGGTGACTTTCTGACGCTCGCCGAGGGCGTCGAATTGATGGCTGACATCGTATGAAAACCGAATTCGGCAACTACACGAAGATGTACGGCGCGCTCGACTATACAGACGCGACGGTACTCGATATCGGCGCCGACCACGGCACGACGGCCGAATATTTCCTAGCGCGCGGCGCTCGGTTTGTGGCCGCATGCGAGCGTAACCCTCAGCAATTCAACAGGTTACGGGCGCTAGCTGAGGGTCGCCCGATGGCGGCATACGGCGCGTTCGATGCCGATATCGCGCCGGATCTGTTCGAGTTCTATCAGCCCGACATCGTCAAGGTCGATTGCGAAGGCTGCGAGGCGGTGTTGCTCACGTTGCCAGACGAGCTGCTGAGGGGGCCACGTGCGTGGGTACTGGAAACGCATAGTTGGCAGTTGTACGAGGATCTGACGGCGTTGTTCAAGCGGCTCGGTTACCGGATCACGATGGTATGCGACTGGGGCGACACACCGAACCGGAGCGGTAAGCTGTGCAAGGTCTGGCAGGCAGAGCGATGAGAACGGCCGTCGTGAGTTTCGGCTGTCCACGTTCGGGTACGACATTCCTGGATCGCTGTCTGAACGCGCTACATGACGTGGCCGTGCTACGTATCCCGGACGGCTCGCAGTTGCATCCTAGTAAGTCCGCGCAAGGGCTCATCGCTGTAAGTGGCCTGCTGTTCAACCATCACGTCGTGTTCGTGCGAATCGTGCGTGATCCGATGGCGGTGGTCGATTCATTTCTCGCGCTGCGCCAGATCGCTCCGCGCGCGGCCAGGGCGCGTGACAGCAACGCACGCATTGTCGAGTGGATCGTCAACGAACGCCGGAACGTGCCGCTACAGATCCCGCAGCTGCTGGTTGCACGTCGTGGCTGGGGCACGCGATCGTTCGTCGAGGTCCGTTACGAGGATTTGGCCGATGAGGAAGCGCGCGCGCAGTTCGTCGATGAGCTCGTGGCCACGCTACCGGATCCGCCACTGAACTGCGCGCGTCTGCTCGCGGCGCTCGCGCAATACGGCCGCGAGCCAGTGATCGGCGGTAAACTTAGGGAAGGCATCATCAGCGAGGTCATGACGCAGCGGGAGCGCACCTACTTTACCGAGCACCTGCGATGTCTTCAACCCTAATACCGCCGCTTAACCAGTCGTATCGCAGGCTGGCGACCTACGAGGAATGGCCGGAGATCGAGGCCGTCGAACGCCGGCTCACCACCTGGATGCTTGACGAGGTGCGGTGCCCTAACCCCTACGATCCGACACGGTTGTGTAAGGGCAGGATATACGATTGGGCGATCGCGCTAGAGAACCCGGTCCATGGCAAACGCATCGCCGAGCTGGGCGCGCGCGTGTCGTTCTACGGCGCGCTGGTGACGCATACGGCGGCGGTGGTACACGTGAGTGACCTGTTCGATGACTCCTCGTTCGCTGGTCAGGGCTCGCTCGCATGGTGGACGCGACAGTGGCGAGCGGCGGCCGGTGACGCGGCGCGGCTCGTCTGTGAGCGCGCTGACATGCGAGCGCTGCCGTATGAGGACGCTAGCTTCGATCTTGTCGTCAGCTTTTCGGCGATCGAGCATATCCACGGTGACGGTGACACGCAGGCCGCTCGCGAGATGGCACGCGTGTGTGCGCCAGGTGGTCGCATCGTTATCAGCACCGACATGAGCGATGCGTACCGGGTACGCGGCGGTCATTACTACGACGAGCCCGCGCTGTTCGCTAGACTGATCGAACCGACCGGCTGCGCGCTTGTCGGTCCGCACGATTTCGGGTGGCACGGCGCCGACCTGTCGCGTCACAAGAGCGGCGAGTTCGACATGACATCGTGCATCTTCACGTTGGAAAAGCCATGCTGATACCTGCCACGATAGCCGACTACGTGACGTTACTCGAAAGCGGCGAGCCGTTCACTCACACAAACGTCGGCGGTGACGGCGAACTGTTGACGATCACCGGCTGGGGTGGCGTCAATTCCGATGGCCGCAAGAGCACGCCCGAGAAAGCCGCGGCGCTCGCCACGGTGATCCTCGAGCCGCGTGCGACCTATCATGGCTACAATCCGGGCAAAGAGGGCAGCGACAAGCTAGCGAACGCGGTCATGTGGCTGCGCGAGCATGGCGTGAACGTGCCCATCAAGACCGCGAGCACGCTCGAAGATCCCGAGTATGGCCATTCGCGCGTCAACGTCAGGTGGGTGCACAAAGAGATCATCAGCTCGTCGAACGTGCGTGGCCGGCTCGGTCCGTTCCTGAAAGCGCTGCAAGCGAGGCCGCTCTACATCATCGGCTCGACCGATATCACCGCCGAGTTCGTAACCAAGCTCGGAGCGGTCGGCTCGTATCTGCTCGCGCCCGACGTCGGCTGGGCACGGCTGGACGAGATCGAAGCTCGCATCCGTACGGATCTTTCCTCTCTACCAGCCGATACGACCGTGACATGGTCGCTCGGCTATCTGACGAAGGTCTTGCAGTGGCGGATCACGCCCGACTATCCGGCACTCACACAGCTCGATGTAGGCGCATGCTGGGACGCGTACTGTGGCGTGCATCACCGGCACGGATATCGCAAGCCCGAATGGCGTGACGCGATGCGTGCTAACCTGGCAGCGCTCGCGTGAAACCCCGAGCGTATTGGCTGGAACGCTACCGGGCGCAAGGCGACCGCTACGTCGCAGCTGGCGGCCGAGCGGAGAACGTGCAGCCACAGATAGAGCTTATCGCGCCGCACCTGGTCACGCATCTCCCGGCAGGTGGTCGGGTGCTCGATTACGGTTGCGGGCCGGGTCGGTTCAGGCCGTTCATGGAAGCACAGAACGAGTATGTCGGACTCGACATCATCGACGAGTTATCCGACGACTGGGCGTTACTGTCTGGTCCGTTCGATTTCATCGCGGCGATCTACGTGCTACAGCATATTACACGCGATACCGACTACTATCCGGCTATGCGCAACTTGGTCGACGCGCTCGCGTGTGGCGGTAAGTTGTTCGTGGTCGATCATATCGCCATGACCAATCCAGCCGAGCACATGTCGCCACGCGGGCCCGGTCCCATACTAGATCGGACATGGGCGATCTCGTCCGTCGCAGCGCTAGACGAGCTGCACTGGTTAGGCGTGTTCACGAAAGCGCCGTGAGCAAGCCGCTCGTGTTCCGGCTCTATCCCGAGAAGGGCCGCACGCTCTATGTGCGGGTGGTCGTCCACGACACACTGAGCGCGATGCGCGCACGCAGTCAAGACCTCATGGCACACGGTATCTCGGCCGATTTCGTGGGTCGCCGCTGCTACGGGTTCGCGAATGAATGGGTTGTCTGGAATATCGACGGACCGCAGGCACGTCGTGATCCGTGCGTGGCCGAGGTCAACCTCGCGCGCCGGTATTGTACAATCGCCACGGTCGCGCACGAGCTACTGCACGCGACGTTCGCATGGGCGCGGCGGGTGCGACTCGACCTGAGCCGGTTGCACCCGCTCGTGCGTGATATGGACATCGAAGAGCGCATCTGTGACGCGCATGACGCGCTGTGTGAGGGTTTCACGACCCGCGCGACCGCCGCCGGCTTGTTCCCATGAGCGGGCTATTCGTGACCGGCCACGTCCGGTCGGGCACGTCGATGGTCGCTGGGCTGTTCGCCGAGCATGGCGTGTTCTTCGGCGAATGTGCGGGCCCGTCACGTATCAACGCCAAGGGCTTCTTCGAGAATCGTTGGCTCAAACGCACCATGCATGCAGCGAGCCAGGGCGAAGACTGGCCCGACCCGTGGTTCGACCGTCTGCTTGCCGAAGGTTGGGACGGCCATACAACGTGGGGCGCGAAGCTCATGCCGAAATGGTGGCCGCACGTGCGCCCGATGGCACCGACAGTTATCGTACGCTGCTACCGCGACGCCGACGCGGTGCTCGCATCCAGCCGTGCCGTCGGTTGGAAGCGCAGCCATGAGACTATTATCGAGCGGCATCATCTGATGGACGCGATCTATTCTGAGGCTCGCGACGACGGCGCTTGTGTGTGGAGCATCTACACGCCCGATCTCGTGGCGGGCATGTACGATACGATCGAGCCGGCGTTCGACGCGCTCGGTCTCGCGTTCCATACGCCCGTCGCGCGAGCATGGATCGACCCGAGGTTATGGCATCACTAGACCGGCAGATCGTGCGACTGGTCAGACTCGTGCGTGATACATTCGCTGGTGGTGGCAAGCTGATGTTTTGCGGTAACGGCGGCTCGGCGGCCGACGCGTCCCATCTGGCGGCCGAGTATATCGGATCCGGTATGGCGGCGCTCTCGCTGGCCGCGGACACGGCGGTCTTGACCGCACTCGCTAACGATTTCGGGTATGAGCAGGTCTTCGCGCGACAGGTCCAAGCGCTCGGCTCACGTGGCGATCTGTTGGTCATGCACTCGACCTCGGGCGACTCGGCAAACCTGATTGTTGCGACCGAGACCGCCGAACGTATAGGCATCAAGACGGTTGGCGTGCTCGCACGCGATGGCGGTGCGCTCGCTCAGATCGTTGACCTCGCTGTTATCGTGCCGACTACTGACGCTCAGGCCGCGCAGGAAGAGCACATACGGATCGGACATCAGGTATGGCAAGCCGTCAGATAGCGGTGATCTGCGGCGGCGCCGAAGGCGTATGGGAGGAACGCGCCCGTGCAGTGGGACTCGTGCGTTCGCTAGGGCTCACGGTCGTGTCGCTCGCGATCAACGACGCCGGCACCGTGCATCCCGACCCGCTCGATCATTGGATCACGTTGCATCCCGACAAATTGCGAGTCGATGCACCTAACTGGGCGGGCGCACGTGAAGCGAACGGGCTCCAAACCACATACAAGGTGTGGAGCCAGTCACATAAGCCCGGCGTCGACGGCTGCGCGCGACTATGGCGTGACGGTTCGTCTGGTTTGACGGCTATCGACGTGGCGCTCAACCAGCTCGCGCTACCCGCTGCGATCCTATGCGGCATCCCTATGGATGACTCGCTGAACGTGTTTCGAGGCAGGCCGTGGGGCCACCATAAGCGATACCGTCGCGGCTTCCAAAAACATCTGCCGGCGTTCCGGCACCGCGTGCGCAGCTATGCCGGGTGGACCCGCCAACATCTCGGTGCGCCGACAGTGAAATGGCTGCGTGAGCTTTACGGATGAAGCCCGCGCTCGTGCTCGGTGGCGCGTCATGCCTGGAAGCCGATATCACGCAGGCACGTGCGCTTATAGATCCAGCCGCTTGCGTTGTGCTCGCTGTCAACGATGCCGGGTTCTGGTGGCCGAACCGTCTCGACCATTGGGTGAGCATGCACGCTGAGGAGTTTCCAGAGCGGGAACGTATCCGAGCCGAGCGTGGCTATCCTGACGGTTACACCCGGTGGACGCGACCCTATCCGTGCGGTCTGATGTATCGCGAGGCGTTCGCGGACGAGTTATTCGGCGGTTGGTACGGTTCGTCCGGGTTGCTAGCTGTTGGCATAGCGATCGAGCGGCTCGGATGCGACCGGATCATGCTTTGTGGTATGCCGATGGACGAGCGCGCGCATTTCAACCGCGAAGGCGCCTTCACGGCTGCCAACGGTTACCGTGTCGGCTGGCGTCGACATATGATCGAGATGGCAGACCGCGTGCGTTCGTTCAGCGGTTGGACCGCCGACCAGCTCGACATACCGGATACGGGTTGGCTGACTTCCTTGACCCACAACCCGTAGGGTGTGTACGTTATGGGGGCCATAAGGTCCCACGCAGGTCCTACGCAAAAGTTGTTTACAGGGGAGACGGACTACAGGATGGAGCTGCCATTCAAGGTCGACGCACTCGACGACGTGCCCGAAGCGGCACGTGATCTGTACGTGCAGGACGGTGACGTATTCAAGCTGCCCGTAACGGGCGTCAAGGCGGTCGACGATGTCGCGAGCCTTGAGCGCGCCTACGAACGCATGAAAGTCAAGGTCTCGGAACTCAAGGCGCTCGCCGAGCGCGTGAGCGACGACGACATCGCCGAGCTCGAAACGTTACGTGAAGAGAAGCGTCAGGCGAGCGAGCGTAAGCAGGAATCGGAGGGCAAGCTCGACGAGATTCGTGCGCAATGGAAGAAAGAGACCGCCGACCAGATCGCGCTCAAGGAACAAGAGATCGCCGACCGTGACCGTATGATCCGCGATCTCGCTATCGAAAGCCAGCTACGTGCTGCGATCGCCGAGGCCGGCATTCTGCCAGAATACCAGCGGGCCGCGTATCTCGAACTCAGCGACCTAGGCCCGAACGTGAAGGTTGTAGACGGTCGAGCCGTCGGCGTGTTCCCTGATGATGTGCATGGCGACAAAACGGTCGCTGAATACGTCAAGTCGTGGGCCGGCACAGACGATGCCGCCAAGTACCTACCGCCTGAGACCGGTGGAGGTGGTGGCGGACACGGCGACGTCAGTTCGCGCGGCAAGTCGTGGGAAGGTAAGAAGTTCAGCGAGATGACGCCGGACGAGCAGGTTGCCTATACCGATGCACAGTATGGGGGCGCCGCCGCGTAGCGTTCCCACCAGCGGGCCGCGTCGCTGACGCGGGCGTCGGCACGATGCGCCGACGATAAGCTCAAGCATTCCCGCCAGCCAATGGCTAGCGCGGGTTGTGCCAAGGGCACATCCGACAATCACGCAACCAGTGACCAAGGAAGTGTTCCATGGCGACAACCGCCAGTGGCGACGTCAAGATCTATCAGCCCCAATTTCAGGGCGCGTTCATCGAGACGCTCCAACAGCATGTAAATGCATTCAACGAGGCGTCAGGTGGCGCTATCGTTATGCGAACTGGCCGCGAGAAAGGCCAGTATCATCACGAAGCCTTCATGGACGAGGTGTCGGCGATCAGTCGGCGCGATCCGAGCACCGACTCGAGCTCGTCGCTCGTCCCCACGAAGCTCACGCAGGACGATTTCGTCAGCGTGAAGCTCCACCGCGTGAACGGACCATACGAGTGGAACGTGTCCGCCGCGTGGCTCGCCGGCTTCGATCCGGCACGCTTCAGCCTGACAGTAGGCACACAGGCTGCTGTCGCGGTGCCGACCGAGCAGCTCAACATCGCGCTCTCGGCGCTCGAGGCGAAGCTGGACAGTGTCGCGGCGCTCGAACACGATGCGACCGACGGCAACCTGGCGCTTACCGATCTGGTGAGTGGCGTGCAGAAGTTCGGCGACAAGGGTGGCAACATCTCGCTTTTCGTGATGCACTCGAAGCCGTTCTACGATCTGCTCAGTGGGCAGGTCAGCTCGCAGGCGTCGGTATTCGCGTCCGACATCTTCGGCAACGTGATCTACAACGGCATGCCGGCCACGCTAGGCCGTCGCGTGCTCGTGACGGATTCGGCGAGTCTCATCAGCTATTCCGACGTCTCGACCGGTTCGCCGGTCTACTCGACGTTGGGACTCGTGCGCGGCGCGGCCACGCTCCAGATGACAGAGCTTCCGTTCGCTGTGGCCGAGGGGCCACGTACCGGCGCGCAGAACCTGTACATCACCTACCAGGCCGAGTATGGCTACAACCTCGGGCTCCGAGGCTGCGCCTACGCGACTGGATCGGGTTCCAACCCGACCGATGCGACGGTCGCAACGTCGGGTAGTTGGTCGACGAAAGTCGCCGACAACAAGCTGCTGCCGGGCGTCATTATCCGCAGTCAGTAGCAGGTCTAACCTGTGACGGGGTGGGGCCTTCGGGTCCCGCCCCGCTCCGCACATGGGCAACGAGGAGTCGAGCTTCGACATGAACACCGCACAACAGGTCGCAACGCCGAACGCTTGGGTCTATTACGGCCGAACCCACAGGACGCTCGGCGAGACGTTTGTCGAGCAACTGAGGCAATCGCGCGAGTACGCGCTCGTGACGCCTTGCAACGTCCGCTACTACGCGGGCGAAGTACACCGCGGCGCACATGTCTATCATGACGGTACGCGCCGCGATCTGGTCTGGGCGAACGAACGCGAGGGTGTCGAGGTCCGGCAATTCGCTGGCGATGCCGTTATGGATGCGCCAGCCGATCTCGCGCCACCCGCTCCTGAGCCCGAGCCCGCACCCATACCTACGGGCCCGAGGCCGACCGAGGAGGTGATCCAACGAGGTCGTTGGTTTGTCGCCATGCGTGACGGCGAGAAGGTCGGCAAGGCGAAACGCTCGCCTGAGCACGCGTGGGCGTTGCTACGTGACGAGGCGGTATGAGCCGCGTGGCCGTCGTCCATGCGACGGATCCGAACCGGCCGACTGTCATCGACTCAGCCGTCTACGATCCGGCCGTGCATGTGCTTTGGCTGGAAGCGGATCCGCCTGCCGAGCCGCCCGACTACGATGACGTCACGTTTTTCCAGGGCGACGAAGAGGACGAATGGGACGAGTTCCCAGACGGCGATCCCGAATGAGTCCGGCCTATGGCGTGGGTGTGTCCCGAAAGGCCCCAGGCGTCTCCCTGTGCGGCGCGCGGACGCCTACGGGCCGGCTTGACCTAGTCTGATGCCCACAATCAACGCGACCCCGAGCTCGCCGACCGCGAATTCGTTTGCCACGCTCGCGCAAGGCACGACCTATTTTGACGAGCGCTTGCAGGCAACGAATTGGACGGGCGATTCGGACCCGGACGTGAAAGCGCGGGCCCTGATCATGGCGACACGTAGGCTCGACCAACTCACGTACGTGGGCTACAAAAGCTCTACCGACCAAGCGCTCGAATGGCCACGCAGCGATGTCTATGACAAAGACGGCGAGGAATACGCGAGCGCCGCGATCCCGACGTTTCTGGTCGAAGCCACGCTTGAGTTGGCGCTCCATTACCTGAACAAGAACGCCGAATCGACGGACCCGCACGCGACGGACGGGCTCGAACGGTTCGACCGCGCGAAGGTCGGCCCGCTCGAAGTCGAGCCGAACCATTCTCGTGTAGCTGGCGAGATTCCAACCTACATCCTCGCCGAGTTGGCGCATGTCACGATGCGCGGGCCGTGGCTGGAGCTGGTGCGCTCATGACCGGCGTTCTCGACGTTGCGCTGGGCAGTGTAGCCCGGACATTGACCAAAACGTTCGGCCGCAGCGCGACGCTCAAGCATGGCGGTAGCGCGGCGTTCAGTACCACGACGGGCGACGTGACGATGTCGAGCGCCGACTACGCGTGCGAAGTCGTATTCAGCGAGTACCACGAACGCCAATTCGATGGCACGCTCGTCAAGCGCGGCGACCGCAAGGCCATCGTCAGTCGGCTCCGGCTCGGTGTGGAGCCTGTACCGGACCGAGATACACTTGTCGAGGGTGGCCGGACATGGCGGATCGTGAACGTGAAGGGCTACAGTTCGGGCGCCCAGGAAGCGGCGTATGAATTGCAGGTGCGGAGGTAACTGTGGCCGTCACGAACCTGCAAGAGTTCAAGATCGGCGTTACGCGCCGGATCGACGAATCGCGGGAGCGCCACCGTCAACGTGTCCGTGCTGCGGTATTGTACGGGCTCCAGAATCTCGTGTTCGGTACACGCGTCGATACCGGCCGAGCGCGTGGCAACTGGCAAGTCACCGAAGGCGATCCCGCGATGGGCTACGACTGGGAACGCAAGGACATGGCCGGTCGCGAGGGCAACCGCGACACGTTCGCCGAAGAAAGCGCAGCGATCGGAGCAGCTAGCGGCGCCGACATCATCTGGATCCATAACGGGTTGCCGTACATCTCGATCCTCGAAGGGCTCGATCACATGCTCGTCGGTGCCGTCGAGGCGCTCAAGACATGGCTACGCAGTAACGGCGCGCCGCGATGAGCACGTACAAGGCCGCCGATCTCGCGATCTTCGACCGGTTAGGCGACAACTGGGCGACGACCGATATCGCGTATCCGAACACTACATATGTGGCGGCAGAGAGCCCGTACGTCGAGGCCGTTATCCGCCATCAAGGCGCGTTCAACGTTTCTGTGCCAGCGCAGGACGTGCGCTATCCTGGGCTGCTCGTGCTCACCGTCAAGGTCCCGAAGAATACCGGCGTCGGCACTGCGCTCACCTATGCCGACTCGCTCGCTGCTTTGTTCCGTAACGTCAGCATAGATCCGCGGGTGAAGTTCCGCGCGCCAACCGTGCGCCCGCTCGGTCCCGACAAGGACAGTTGGTACGTCGTCGAGGTCGTGTGCCCGTTTTACCGCGATACAAGCCACTGAGGAGACACTTAGATGGACAGCAACCTCACCGACCTAGCCTACGTCGAAGAGACCACGTTCGGCACCACCCCGACCGCTGCGTTGCAGCAACTTCGTCGGACCGGCGGATCATTACGGCCGACCCAAGGACAGACGCGCTCCAATGAGATTCGATCCGACCTACGGGCTGGGCCACCGATCCGTACCTCACAGATGGGCGGCGGCCAGGTCAACGTCGAATGGAGCTACGGCACGCTCGACGATCTGTTAGAGGGCATGTTGCTCGGGACGTGGGCGACCAATGTGCTATCGGACGGTACGACGAAGAAGAGCTACACGTTCGAAGAGCAGTTCGTCGATCCCGACATCAGCCCGGACCAGTACCTCATCTACAAGGGCTCGCGTATCGCGTCCCTCTCGATGAGCCTTGCGCTTGACGACGTCGTGACCGGCTCATTTAGCATCATGTCGGCCACGCCTTCGATCGCGCAGGCGAGTGTCGGCACGGCCAACACCGCGCCGACCACGACCGAGTCATTCAACTGCGTCGATATGGTCAGTGTGCTCCGCGAAGACTCGGCGGCGCTCTCTAAGGTCATCGGCGTCGAGCTCCGGCTCGACCGCTCGTTGCGCGCGAAGCGGGAGCTGGGCTCGCTCAACCCGTTCGATATCGGCGTCGGGCGGCTGATGGTGAGCGGCACTATCCAGCAGTATTTCGAGACTGACACGCTCATGGACGCCTGGTTCGCGTTCGACGAGCGGAGCATGGAGATCCAGTTGACCGACACGGCGGGCAACGACCTGTTCGTTGCCATCCCTCGCATCAAGTATGTGGGCGACGCCGATATCACCAACCCTGGCCCAGATTCCGACCGGATTCTGCGCGTGAATTTCGAGGCGTTTGCCGACGAGGACGACGCGGCCCTAATCCGGTTCACGCGTACCCCCGCGTAGTGAGGACCCCATCCGCTAAACCCAACAGGAGCACGTGGTACCATGAGCGACAACATCATGAGGCTCGGTTCATCGCCGCGCCGGCTCGATATCTTGGCCGTCGAGCAGGGCGTGGAACACGAGTGCCCGCTCCGGCCGGAATTCTACGTGACCGTGCTACCGGCTGGTACTTGGAATCCGCGATTCAAACGTGCGCTACAACAGCGTGTCGAGCGGATAAGCGAGCGCAACGGCCGTCCTGACACCGATGCCGCAGAAGACGAGTTCAGGGATCGTTACGACGACCCCGCATTCGTCCTTGACGCACTGGTACTCTCGATGCGCGGCATCTACGGGCCCACGGGCGAGGAGCGACCCTACACGCACGACATCGGCCTGAACGTGCTTGCCGACCCGCACAACGCCGACGTGCTCGCCTGGATCGTGAACCAGGCGCATCTTTACGGCCGCTACTACGAGGATGGGTTGGAAGCTGACGCAAAAAACTCACTGACCGGCTCCGGTGGGAGCGAGGCTGGGGCCGGCACATCCGAGAAGACCCCAAGCTAGCCGCCTATGTACGCTCTGGCCGCCCGTTCAAGCCCTGGGACACACGCCCCCGCGTGCCGGCGCGGCTCGCGTGGATCTATGCGGCGTTCTGGGAGCTTTCCACGTGCAGAACGGTCGGGATGAGCATGGGCCCGATCCCGTGGACGGCGGTCAACGATTATGCCCGCGCACAGGACGTGATCTCGCGGGAGCGGTTCTTGTTCTTGGTCCGGCGCATGGACGACGTGCTTCGTGAGGACTTGAACGAGTCGCAAGGCGATACAGGCTGATGTCCGACGAAATCCTACGTCTTGGCGTAGACCCGCGGCCAGCTGAGGAAGGTTTCCGACGCTACGACCAGGCCGCCGAGCGCTCGATCCAGCAGACGGAACGGCTGTCCGCGTCAGGGCGACGTCACATGATGTCGCTGGCCGAGTTCGACGCTTTGGCCGCTAGTCCTTACATAGCTGCCCAGCGCGAGCGGGTGAGGGTGAACCAGGACGTGATCGACTCGCAGCACGCAGTCGCGCTGGCGATGGATGGGATTTGGGAGAAGGAGAACGCGGTAACGGCAGCCGCCGGCCGCTCCGTTGCCGGCCTCGGCCGCCTCAACCTCACACTGGCCTCGCTCGCGCGTCAGGCTGCGGGCGTGCACCCGGCGGTCGGTCAACTCGCCAACACGGTAAGCACGTTCGCGGTCGGCACGGTCGCGACCGTTGGGGTGCTCGCGGGCATGGCGGCGATTGCGGGCGCGATCCGTCTTATCGGTCGTGAGTCGAGGGAAGCCCGCGAGCGGATGAGGGAAGTCAACGACGAGCTAGATAAACTCTTAGAAGCCCAAGGACTCCCGGTTGGGGGCCAGACGGCCGTCAACACCGCGTTGGCGTTACAGGAATTGTTCCGTCTCGAAGCCCAGCGCGGTGTCATTGCAAGACAACTCGCTGTCCAAGAAAGCAGCCCAATTGCTGCACCGGGTGGTGGCCTCGCACTTCGGAACAGGCTAGCGGCGCTCGACGAAGCGATCGCGAGACAGCAGGCGCGTGTCGATGCCGGCGG